TTGCGACCAACTATAAAGAAATCACACCCTTGTTTACGATAATCCAACCTTACAAAGATGTGCTTGAGCCCGAGCTTGTGCGTGTGCTTGAGCTTGTTCCTTAAATTCCGTTTCTCTTTATTCTTTTGAAATTTACAATTTCTAATCTAGTGACTAAGTTTTGTATATGCTCTATATCTTTTTCTGTGATTTCATCAAAAGAATCTAATAAACAAGCTACCGATATGCTTAATTCATTAAGTATTTCTTCCATTATTCTTCCTTACTTTCTTCGTAGTAGATAAAAATATTATCTTCTACATATCCTTTTTCTTCTTCCTCAAGTTTGTTCATTTCCTCTTTCTTTAGCCCACTTAATAAAGCCCAATTAGTATGACCTACTTGTGAATACACATAGTCATCAATATAGTCTGACATATCTCTGCTCATTTATTTTTCCCCACTTTCTTGTATATTTTCAATTTCCTTTTCGTCTAGATCAATACCATACTCTTCTTGATACTGCTCTGTGATTAGCCTTTTGTATTCCTTAACGCTATTAGCTTCTCTATTGTTTCCAACAAAGTGAAGTTTTATTTCGCAAGTGTATTCTTTCATTCTGCTTCCTCATGTATAATTCCATATCTATATAAAATATGCTCTACATCTGATAAAGTTTCATTAAATATTTCTTGTCCTTCATCAGTAAAATGAGAGCTAGTTTTTTCTTCATTTTCATATTCAATATAATCTTCGTATGTTTCTTCTAGTTGCAATTGCATTATATGATCAGCAAGTTCAGAAGTTGCTCCAAGAAAATGCTCAGCTTTTATTTTGTATTTAGTTTTCATTGTTTACCTCTTAATATTCTATTATTATATTTTCAATATAGGATTTTATAGGTTAATGTCAACCCTTTAAATAAACTTTTATTCTTGTCCCTGTCCCTGTGCTTGTGCTTGTGCCCGACCTCAATTAATTTAATTTAATTTTTCAGAAAAAATTTTAAAAAGTAATAAAAAATTACGAATCCAGAATCCAGCTCTCTGATCCTAGTAGTAATAATTTATTATTGATTGCCTTGATTTAGCTCTAACCAATAAAGCGGATTTATTGATTGATGCTTTTGATCTTCTAATAAACTTTCTCTTGTGAAATGTTTAGCCTTATTGCTTACCCACCTATGCCAAGATTTATTGATAGGATCGTAATCAACTGTATCATCTTTTAAATGCTTAAAAGAATATTTAGTAATAAATAAATCTAATTGTTTAATAGTCATTTTTCTATTTTTCGCTTTCTACTACCTTTATTTTTTCCTGTTTTAAGAGCCATACAAGGCTATTTAAAATCTTCCCTGTATGATCTTATTATGGGATTTAACCCAGTTTTAAAAGTAGTCAATAGCCTTTTAAAGGGCTATTGAATAATTTTAATTATTTAACGTTTCTTTTATACCTATCTACTAAATTATATATAGGGCTCATATCTTCTGAGTAATAACAATCATCAACAAAATCATATAATTCATTTTTACCCATTTTCAATATTTCATGGTCGGATAAAAAATCTAATTGAGGTGTCATTGATCTCTCTACCAAATGCCCGCTAGAATAAAAATCATTTTCATCATAGTTTGATAAATAATCATTATCTAATCTATAAGATAATTTAGGGGCTAGTGAGATATTCCAATAATCATTTGAAAACCAATTCGCACCCTTATAATTCCCGCTAGTTTCATTTATAATAATAAATTTTGAAGTCTGACTATCTAAAAATAAAAGTTTGTCATCATCAATATGATTCTCTAATTCTGTTTGATAATCTTTATTTAAAATTATATTTGAATTTTCAGATAAAAGCGGTTTCAAATAGTATTGATTGAAATGCCAAGTATCTGAACATTTTTTATGAATTAATGGAATAGGTAAACGTGCCCCATTGTGCATAAATCCTATTTTTCTTTTATCATCTTGATAACTAATAAAAGGGTGACAATTTTTTTTATTGGTCGCTCCCTCAGTAGTAAACCTAAAATGAATAGCCATTTTATCTGTTTGGCTCTTATGAACATTAAAAAAGTTTTTTACCTCATTAAAATTTTTAGGTAAAAATTTATCTGTAATAAATTTATTTTCTTTGTTCATATACATAACCCCAAAACCCTGTGAATTCCTGTTATAGGCGGTTTCAAGATCCTTATAATCTAATGACTTCAAATCATTAGCTAAAATAATTAAACACATTTTTAGTTGTCCTCACTTTCTAAGTTTATTAATTCTTGGTTGTTAGTTCTAAAATCTTCTACAATGTTTTTAAAATCATTGTATCTAGTTTTAAAGTCTTCAACGTGTTCAAGGTGGCTAAAATAGTCTTTATCATCTAACCATAATAAAAGATTTACATAATCTTTATTCGGATTATTTAAAAGAAAATCAAAATATTCAGTATAATAAATTGAATTTGTAGATTTATCATTTTGAATAAAATCATTTATGCTATGCACCAATTCAAGATTTCTAAAAAATGAAATCTTTTTGAGATTTGATCTAAATATTCTAACTTCAATCGTACTAGTATTATTGAAGTTAATTGCACGATATTTATAATCATCTCCGTCAGTAAAGACAGGGCTATTTAAATCTATATCATCCTTAAATTTAGCATAACTACTTTGATTTCTTCCAGATATATCTATTAAAAAGTTTCTATTTTTTTTATCATTATAAAAACAATTTAATCTTTGCATCTGACTCTCATCAAATGCGTTTCTACTCATATGAATATGATATCCGCAGTCTTTACCATGATACCCCTTGCAAGATTCATTTAAATTTAATTTAAAAAAATCGTTCCAAAATGTATTTTTATGATAGTAAAAATCAGCATTGGTTGAAACCAATTCAAAGCCATTATATTCACATAAAGAGCCATCTCTTTTACACTGTACAGAATAAACATTTTTATTCATGACTGATCTAATTTCTTCCACTGTATCAGATCGATAATAGTCTTCCCTAACTTCCATTTCTAACTCAATGCCATATCTCAAATCAGAATTGCCAAGATTTAATAAAGGTATTCTATAATTATAAGCATATAAATTATTTTCTTCATCTCCCTCATTATCACAATCACAACTTTCAGAATTGCTGATATACTCATCACAATTATCGCACCAGNAAAATTCATCATCACGACAGGAACTGCACCAATGACCATGATTTATATAATCTGTGTTATCAACGTGATAATTTTCACTACAGCTACAGCAACAAACATAGTAGTCATTATATGCCCACTCAGAAATGGTTTCTTCACGATCATTATAAAATAACTCGCAATTAGTATCAAATTTGACTTCGTCTTCATAATGACAATAAAAAACGCAGTCTTTATAATCATCTGTTAGCCTGTTATTAATTGTATCAACTAAGAATTTTAATTTTCTTTTTAGTAATACAAAATTTTCTTGTGGTCTTCCTTGTATAGCCTTTGAACGTTCTTCAAAAAAATAATAAACGTATTTTTCTTTTTCGCTCTCAGCTATTTGATCATTATTAATTATATTAATAACGTGTTTAATATTTATATTCATAATTGTTTTAACCTTTCTGAATATTCTTTATTTCTATTTAGAATATATAAAAAAACCCATATAAATCAATAAACATATATAAATTAATTAGTATTAAATGATTAATATAAATAGCCTTGATAATTCTATATTTCTTTATTATTCATTAATCTTTTGAACTAGCCTTGCCCCCTCATCAAGATATTAAATTAAAATGAATATTTATTCTTGTTTTAAGAGCCATATAGAGCCTTTGGCGGTGGTCGGTGTATGATTAATCAATGGGATTTTATATATATTAATTCGCTTTAATATAACAAAAACCAAAAACAATAATTAAAACTAATATATTTAAAATTAAGTAAGTGATCATAAATACATAGACGAATTAAAAATAAATTTATTCCATTAATTTATAAAAAATTATCTTTGGGAACATGAAACAATGAATAATAATTTATTACTAAAACATCCGCCAAAAATCCGCCCCGCTTTTCTGCCATGATCGGTGGTCATATTTTATTACGCCTGTGCCGACTGCCAAAAAATTGAAGAGATACTAAGGAATTCGAAGAATACTATATAACTTGAACAATGTAAGGGGTACCCCCTAAATTTGACATTGTATATAGGTGACTATATATATAAATATATAGACAAATAATGACCGATTTTCTTTCAAATTTAGGTTCGATGTCCCAGGACGAACAACGCTTGTTCCTGAAAAAGCTAGAGCTTAAAAAGTTTCAATTGCAATCTGCAAAAAAAGCTAGGGACTCCTTTGCCAGTTTTGTAAAAACCATATGGCCCGACTTCATTGAGGGGGGACACCATAAAATCATTTCTCAAAAGTTGGAGGCCATCAGGGACAAAAAAATTTCAAGATTGATAGTGAATATGCCTCCTAGACACACTAAGTCTGAATTTGCCAGTTACCTGTTCCCCGCTTGGATGATGGGGCACAACCCTAAATTGAAAATTATCCAAACCACCCATACCGCAGAGTTAGCATATCGTTTTGGTCGTAAGGTTAGGAACTTGATGAATGAATCAGAGTATCGTTCCATCTTCCCAGACAGTGAACTACGAGCTGACTCGCAGGCCGCTGGTCGGTGGGAAACGAATCATGGAGGCGAATACTTCGCTGCAGGTGTAGGCGGTAGTATCACAGGTCGTGGTGCCGATCTTTTAATCATTGATGATCCTCATTCCGAGCAAGACGCTCTTTCAAAGACTGCCATGGAGAACGCATGGGAGTGGTATACCTCTGGTCCTCGTCAGCGTTTACAACCAGGAGGATCAATTGTCGTTGTCATGACAAGATGGTCCGAGGAAGATCTAACAGAAAGATTGATCGAAGCACAAACAAAAGATGACAACGCAGACAAATGGCATATCGTGGACTTCCCTGCAATCATGGACGACGGACAACCGCAATGGCCAGAGTATTGGAAGAAGGATCAACTCGAGGCTGTCAAAGCTTCTTTGCCTGTTGCAAAATGGAATGCACAGTGGCAACAAGAACCAACGTCAGAAGAAACTTCTATTCTCAAAAGAGAGTGGTGGCAACTTTGGGAGAAACCTACTCCGCCTTTGCAATATATCATACAGAGTTATGATACTGCTTTTAGTTCTAGGGAGACTGCGGACTTTTCTGCGATTACAACGTGGGGAGTTTTCTATAATGAGATGACAGGAAAGCCAAACGTTATACTTTTGGAAGCGGACAAAGGAAGATGGGACTTTCCAGAACTTAAACGGATAGCATTAGAGAAAAACTCTTATTGGGAGCCCGAACAAATTATTATCGAAGCTAAAGCATCAGGTATGCCTCTTACTCAAGAGCTACAAGCCATGGGTATTCCTGTTATAAATTTTACACCAAGTAGAGGTAATGACAAAATGGTGCGTGTGAACTCTGTATCTCCGTTGTTTGAATCTGGATTGGTTTGGTACCCTAACTTTAAATGGGCAGAAGAATTGATTGAAGAATGTGCCGCTTTCCCTTATGGTAGGAACGATGACTATGTAGACTCGACCACTCAAGCGTTGATGAGATATCGACAGTTTGGTGCTCTTGTGCATGACTATGATGAAGAGATAGAACAAAGACCAAAACGTAGAATTGCTTTTTATGGATCATAAGGTATAAATATCAAATGGCTGACATTGACAAAACTTTAAACGAAGCACCAGAAGGTGCCCAAGAAGAAATCTCAAATTTAGAACAAGAAATTCAACAGGCGCCTATGGAGGTTGAAGTTGAAGGGGGAGAAGATGATCAAGATCTAGCTAGCCTTGGTTCATCGCCCGAGGACACTGGAGATGAATTCGCCGACAACTTAGCCGAAAATATTCCAGAAGAAACATTAGCAGAAATTTCCAATGATTTACGATCACAGTTCTCGGTCGACCAAACATCAAGAAAAGATTGGGAACAATCCTACATCAAAGGATTAGATTTATTAGGTTTCAAATATACAGAAGTCAGTGAACCTTTCAGGGGCGCTGCATCAGTTTCTCATCCACTACTCGCCGAGGCCGTCACGCAGTTTCAAGCAGGAGCTTACAAAGAGCTTCTACCTGCGGGCGGTCCCGTTAAAACTTCTATTCTAGGATCGTCGACTCCTGAGGTGGAACAACAAGCGGAACGTGTCAAAGATTTTATGAACTATCAAATTGTTTATAAGATGAAAGAGTACGATCCAGAAATGGATCAGCTTTTATTTCACTTACCTCTAGCAGGGAGTGCCTTTAAAAAAGTTTACTACGATGGTGGTATGGCAAGACCTTGTGCAAAATTTATTCCTAGTGAAGATCTCGTTGTCAACTATGGCGCATCAGAATTAGATGATGCAGAAAGAATTACTCATGTAATAAAAATTTCTCCTAATGATTTGAAGAGACAAATGCTATCTGGTTTTTACAGAGATATAGATATGGAGGACAACGACGAGTTGTATTCCACTTATTCAGATATTCAAGAAAAGTACGACGAATTAGAAGGAGTGAAAAAATCTGGTCACGCAGGTCAATATGAATTATTAGAAATGCATGTTGATTTAGACCTAGAAGGTTTTGAAAACATGGGAGAAGATGGAGAGCCTACAGGACTAAAACTTCCCTACGTTGTAACACTCGAACAAGGCAACGGAAAAATTTTATCTATCTATCGAAACTTCTTACAAGATGATCCGATGTTCATGAGACAAAAATATTTTGTTCACTACAAGTTTTTACCTGGTCTCGGATTTTATGGTTTTGGTTTAGTACACATGCTCGGCGGTTTGACAAGAACTGCAACAGCTGCACTGCGAGCATTGTTAGATGCAGGTACATTATCCAACTTACCTGCTGGATTTAAATCAAGAGGACTTCGTGTCAGAGATGATGAAGAGCCTCTTATGCCTGGAGAGTTCCGAGACGTGGACGCACCAGGTGGAGATTTACGAAACGCCTTAATGCCTCTGCCTTATAAGGGACCCGATGGAACTTTATTTCAATTGCTTGGTTATGTGGTAGACGCAGGAAGAAGATTCGCTGCTATCGCAGATATGAAAGTAGGCGACGGGTCACAAGCTAATCCTGTTGGAACCACTATGGCTTTATTAGAACAAGGCTCCAAAGTGATGAGCGCTATTCACAAAAGATGTCATAACGCACAAAAAGAAGAATTTGAATTATTAGCAAAATTATTTTCAACTTCTCTACCTGCCGAATATCCTTATGAAGTAGAGGGCGGCAATAGAGGAATTAAAGCTACAGACTTTGACCAGAGAGTAGATGTCATGCCTGTATCTGATCCTAACATATTCTCCATGAGTCAAAGAATTATGTTGGCACAAACACAATTACAATTAGCACAAGCTAATCCTGAAATTCATAATTTGTATGAAGCGTATCGCAGAATGTATATGGCATTAGGAGTACAACAAGTAGAAGCAATATTGCCTCCTCCTGCTGGGCCACAACCCGTTGACCCAGGAATTGAAAACGCTGCTTCTTTAATGATGGGGCAATTAAATGTTTTCCCAGATCAAAATCACGCTGCTCACATAGAAGCACACAGAGCATTCATGAGTTCTTATTTAGTTAGAAACAATCCACAAGTTGCAACTATACTTCAAGCACATGTCGTAGAGCATACTTCCGCTATGGCAAGAAACGAAGTGATGGAAGAAGTTGGACCAGAACTACAACAAGAGACAGCTAAGTTTGGAGGACAGGTTCCACCAGAACTACAAGCACAATTCCAATCACAAATTGAAAAACAAGTTGCAATTAAGATTGCAGCTATGATTGATGATATGGTCGCTGAAGAACAAACCGCTATACCTTTTGGTGAAACACAAGATCCTCTGGTTGCTTTAAAACAACAAGAACTAGATTTAGATCAACAAAAGATTAATGTCGATGCTGCTGATGACTTAGCAAGACATAACTTAGAAGAAGAAAAATTAAGTTATAAAAAGAACATTGATTCAGCAAGATTATCTCAACAACAAACAATTCAAAATCAAAGAACTGCTGTACAAAGAGAAAGAATAAATGCCTCTAAAAAAAGGTAGTAGTAGTCGTACAATAAGTGCTAATATATCTAAGATGAGGAAAGAAGGGCGTCCTCAAAAACAAGCAATTGCTATTGCTTTAGATAAGGCAGGTAAAAAAGATGGGAAAAAAACGAAAAGAAAAAAAAGTTAATTCTTGGGAAAACATTGATCAAGAATTAGTTGGCTCTTTAACCACTGAATTTAAAGCCTTACACGCCTTATATATATCACAAGAAGTAGATCCGTTGGCCATTGCTAGTGCATTTTTAGCTGCAGGGCAGTGGGCCATGAATAAAGAATTAGGTTTAAAAGAAACTCAGGATCTGCTACATTTATTAGCAAATTACAAATACGAGGTTGTACCTCAACACAATAGGACAATACACTAATGAATAAAAATTTAAAATCAGTAGACAAGGCAAAGAACCCAGGTCTAGCAAAACTCCCAACAGGAGTGAGAAATAAAATGGGCTATATGAAAGATGGTGGTATGGTTCTAGAGATAGGATTACGCCCAGCTACAAAAAAAGAAATGAAGATGGCAAAGAAAATGAAGAAGCCTGTTAAAAAAGCTAATGGCGGAATGGCTCGTGGCACAGGAGCAGCTATCACAGGAAAAGGTTTTCAAGGAGTATTTTAAATGGGATTATTCGACAAAGTTAAAGATTCAATAAATTTTATGAAAGACCTACCTAAGACTTATCAAGGAATTTACGACACCTATGTTAAAGGAGAAATTTATGGTTCTTCTAGAGGCGGAGCAAGTATTGAAAAGGTGCTTAAAGAACTAAAAGAGTCAGGGGCAAGTGAGGAAGAACTTGCTGAAGTGAGAGCAGATTATGAGAAAGAAATTCAAAAGTTAAAATCAATTAAAGAACCTGGAGACGGCAAAGCAAATAAGCCAGGAGGCACAAAAGCTAAGAAAAAAGCTGGAGGCGGTATGCTGAATAAGCCAAGAAAAATGTCTAACGGTGGCATGGTTAATAAGGGAACAAAAGTTCGTGGTCAAGGCGCTGCAATCCGTGGAACAAAGTTTAAGGGAGTATTTTAATGTCTCAAGAATTAAGAGATCAGTATGTTAATGATCCTTCAAACATTAGAGCAGCAAAAAGAGCTTTGAAGTTAGAAGGTAATGAAGATCCTACTTCAGAAGATATAGGCGCTTATCTATCAAAAGAATTTGCTAAGATACCAGA